AGGCTTTTCTTAATATTATTTGTGTTCAGTGTTGGAGGATGTAAGGCTGTAAAAAATTCAACCGTAAAAAATGACATTAATAGGACTCTTACAACAAAGCAGATTATCAAAGAGCATTACAAAAAAGATCCTCAATTTAAAACGCTTCAATCACGAGTCAAAGTTGAGTTTACTCAGGGAGAAAAATCACAATCCTATTCGGTAAATCTTCGTGTAGAAAAAAATAAAACAATTTGGTTGAGTGCTACTTTAGGAATAGTTAGAGTAAAAATCACACCTTCAAGAGTCCAATTTTATAATAAACTAGAGAACACTTATTTTGATGGAAATTTTTCAATTAGCGCTGATTCTGGTGCTGTATTGGAGTTTTCTAGTATTGGGTTTGAAACCCAAATGGTGACCTTATCAGGTCAGAGTAACTTAACAATTGCATTACAAGATTCTGTAAGTCAATTGGACGAAATTATCGTTACTGGTTACGGAAAACAAGCTCGTGGTAAATTAACAGGTTCAGTAGCTACTGTAAATGTTAAGGATGCCGTAAAAGTTCCTGTTGTCAATGCAGCGGAAATTTTACAGGGTAGAGTTTCTGGGGTTACTGTTGTTAGTAATGGACAGCCTGGATCAGCTCCTAGTGTTCGTATCCGTGGTTACGGTACTCCTAACAGCAATGATCCGCTATACATTATCGATGGTGTTCAAACCAACGATGCATTTGTATTGAACAGTATTAACCCTTCTGACATTGAACAGATCAATGTACTTAAAGATGGTGCTGCTGCTGTATACGGGGCTCGAGCTTCGAATGGTGTAGTAGTTATTACAACTAAATCTGGGAGAGGAACACAAGGCACTAAAGTATCATTAGAAATTTCTACTGGTATGTCTGTTGCATCTAACCTACCAGATTTATTAAATTTAGATAAAACGGCTAAAACGTTATATGGAGGTCTTGGTTCACATTCATCTTCGTTCTCACCTAAAATATTTTCTTCATAATTTTCAGTCGTGTCATACTGTGTCCAAATCTGACCATTACTATTATTACCGAATATTCCACCCTCACCTGGAATGTTATTATCTAAAAAATCTTTACCATCCACATATGTTAACGCATCCTTAAGTCCGTCACCATCAGTATCAAATCCATCAACAAACGGATGTAGATTCATATCACCACCAAAAAAATTACTACCTGGCTCATCCTCTATAATATAGTCGTACTTAGAACAACCCGACTCTATTTCAGTAAATACCACATCCTCAGGCTCAACATTATCAATCTTCCAAAGATAATCAACCTCAACTAAACCACCACTAGGGTGACAAGTACCCGGTATAGGCACATCAACCTCTTTATTATAAACCTCAGCTAATACTTCCGCAATTTCATCATAAATATCTTTTATAACCCATGTATTCCAAACCGTACTCCATGTTATATCAAATTGCTGACCTATTCCAATTGGTATCACTATATTTTCATCATCAAACAAATTTATTCTTATAACCCATCTTTCATATAAATAAGTTTCGTCTCCGTTAGGATTAACAGATGTAGGGGGCGGTATCAACCCAACCGGAAGGTATAAATCACCGTCAGGGTTATATGATTGTGGTTCTGTTAACTCTAAAGGGTTTGTGGTGTTATTTGTCGGTGTTGGGAATGTTAACCCATAACTAGTTAATAGACCTTCTTGTGTCATATTAGCCCCTGATGGTAGAAACCTATTACCTCTTAACTCTATTTCTTCATTCGGAGATATAACAATAGGGGTAATTAAATTATCCCCTTCACAATCGTAAAACGTAGAAATTGTTATATCATTCGTTGTCTCATTTTTTACCGTATGTAACCAACAGTCATTAGAAACACGAGTATATTTTTCTTCACAATCTATATTTTGATGTGTTGGTGTTGGTACATTATCCCCTTCATACGTAGATAGGATATCACCATCAATAACATCTACATTCGTAGTTGTTTGATTTGGGTCCTCGTCCTCTTGACAATCATAACAATCGGGGTAAGTGATTAACCTCAACTTCATAATATTATCAAATTGGTATTCTTTTGCGTTTCTATACATCTTAGCAGACGCCCTTTTAGCAACTTTAATACTTTCTAACGCTGCGGCAATAAGAAACAAAACTCTAGTTACAAATTCATTTATTAGTAACGATATAAATTTACCGAGATAATCAACAAAACTAAGAATCGTTAATATAAAGAAATTAAATCTATGATTTCTAACCGCATCATTAATCGGAAAGAAGTTATTAGTATTAGCACAATCATCTTTTTCTGACGGCCAAATCTCTTTTATTCCTATAAAAGACTCATTTCTATCTCTAACAAAAACCTTAAATACTTTCTCCCACCAACCTGTCTTCCAATATTGGTTGATAAAGCTAGACGCAGTATAAACCCTACCATAACGGTATTGGTAAAAATAGTCTTGTGGTACACCCACTTGGTTATTATTAATCGCCTCTTGACTCATACCCGCAATCTCAGATATTGCAGCCTCAGGATAATCATCTAAATTCGTACTGAATGAGTACGATTTACTATCTATCGTCGTACGACCACCAACAAAATTAGTGTCATCATCAGTGTGATATTCCCTAACGTTAGGGATTAAATATTTACCTGTAAAACGATTTCTTTCTCCTGTATCTTCATTTAAACTTATTCTAAACCTATAGTTACCCATAGTCGGTATACCCACATCCTCATCTTTAGATTCTACTAAATACCCGAACTCATCAGTGGTAACATATTTCATATTCATTGGAACTCTGAAAAAATACACCCCTTTCTCATCAACCTTAGTGTCTAACATGACACTTTCAAGTATTGGTCTTTTCATGTCAATCTCTCCAGAACCATCCTGCTTAGTTTCATACTGACCACTAAAACGTATCGCTTCAACGTCTCCTTTGAATGTAGTTAATCGACATTTCTCACCCATCTGATTATCTACATTACAACTCACTCGTAAAGCATCTTTACCTGAATCAGTAAACGTACCACCCATCATAATAGCATAAGGGTCTATCCTAACACCTCTTTCTTTTAAATCAAAATCTGAACGAGTTATACCTATTTGACATAATTCAGGATTACCCCAAAATGGTTCAACATTTACTGTTTTCTGTGTAGATACGATTTGAGGTAAGGAATCTAAATTATCTGACGACATAAATGTGTACGCATTTTCAAATTTCTCTTCAGAAACCCCTTCATATTTTAAATCGTAAGGAACTAAAGACTGACAACCAATGTCAGATAAATCTAAGTCGTAATGTATTGTATGTGTACCTAATGGAACCCCAAATAACATAAAGTCACCTGAGTCATTGGTTTTTGCAGAATATTTGTAATATTTGTCGTATACCTCTAATACGTGTTCTTGTGTAAGAACATCAACCTTAGACGGGAAAGTACCTGTCGGTGTATGTCCCGAATGTTGTCTTATATTAGGTAATAAGTTATACCTGTACCCTTTTTCGTTTCTTGACGTGGATGTTTTGAAGGGGTAAATCTCATTAATCACTGGATTATCCTCATCGATATTATCAATAGGTACAAATATAGACACACGGGCATTTGGTACTCCATACCCCCCGTTAGTAAATACTCTACCTACCACAACACCAAAGTCAGCACATAAACTTGTGTACTCACCTGTTTGTGTCATTTTTAAGGATAAGATGTCTAACGTATCAAAGTCTTGGTCGATATTGATTTTAATGTTAGTATCTACCCCTGGTGTTGTTCTTATTCTATAGGATTTAGACATACGTGTTTCTTTTTAGATAAATATTAAATTAAATATTTTCCTAATTAATAATAAGATAATACAAAGTAATGTAAACTTGATTAATTAATCAAAGGTGCAGAAATTGTTTTAACTCTGACAACGATATCCTTACTTGGGAACCTAACTTGGTAAATCTGATTACTTCTCATATAAACCGTTTCATCACCTAATTGAATTTGTTTGGTGTCTTCATCAATATACGGTTGAGCAGTTTTAGTATCTGAATACCCTTCACCCACTTTATTAATAACCCTTAAATCGACTAAGTTAACCACACCAGATTGTGAATTAACAATTTGTTTTAACTCACCAACATATAAATGTTCACCTAAGTCTCTACCATCAATCTCCAAATATGAAGACACTTCTGATAAAATCGAAGATATGATTTCTGTTTGATTAACATTCTTATCTAATATAACATCTATCTCAAAACCTAAGTCAATAATCTCAGCAACTTCTGTCTCAATATAATCGTTAATCATTCGATATTCTGATAGATACTCAGCAATGTTTTGTCTTAAAACGTTAGAAACTTTATTTGTTAAACTACCATCAGAATCATAAGACAATAAATTAATTCTTATCTTATTATCTTCTTCAAATACGTTCACCTTTGATGGTGCTCCATATTTTGCTGGCATTGTCTTTATTAATATTCTATAATCATTCAATGTCACGGCTCTTTCTTGAGCGGCGAAATTAAACGCAACCATATTTCTAATTTCTTCTAATGATGGTTTGTCCGCCCCACCAATTGCGGCGGCTACGTTAGACGCAGTTAAAGAGTTAATAACTCGTGTGTTGATATTAGACGATGGTCCTGTTACCGAAAAATCATAATCACCTAAGTCGTTTAATGAATTAACACCTACGTTAGATGTTATACCACCACCAACACGATATTTTATAAATAAAGTAGTGTTTGGTTTAACTGATTTACCTAACGATAAGTTATTTGTGAAATCTAATAAATCGTAACTTCCTTCTAAGTCAACGAAAGTATCGAATTGGTCTTGAGCCGATGTATTACCACCACCAAAAGTCACAAACGCAAATCCTTCAGGAGTAAACTCAGATATAAATCTTCTATCAACTGTTTTATACTTACCCCTTACAACACCTGGTTGGTCTGAAGGAGATGTCGGGTCTTGAGTAAAAATTCTATCCTGTGATAAACTTTTAACCTCATACCACTTATTTTTAGTTTTTCTAAATTCTGCATCTGACGGTACTGTACTAAATGTTGTTCCTTGTTTTTCTATAACATCCACAATCCCTAACACATCTTCATCCGGTAGGTATAATCTCATAAATGGTTTAACATCTGAAGGTCTAATAACTTTTTTAAACACCTTTGTTACCCCATTAACAACAACCTCTCTTTTTGTTATATTATACGATAATATTGTTCCCGAACCATCAACTATAGGAATTTTAGTCCTGTTTGGATTACCTTTCAAATCATACTGACTTGAGAAGTCAATATCGTAAATCGTTTCAAATATATGTCCCGAACCCGACACCTGAGCTCCTCTTCTTAGGATACCCAAATATCTAGAATCTTCTTTATCCCCCGAAACAGGAACGTTAACTGTAAAGTCAACTAAAGTCACTGAAGGTCTTTTACCCGGTAACTTTAATCCGTAAGTTCTGGCGATATTATATATTGATTGTTTTTGTTGTGCGTAGTCCAACACAGTCTCTTGCATTGTTCTATCAATATGATAATGTAAATTATCACCAATCGCAGCGTTCATATCTAAGAATACCGAGTATAATGACGCATCGTTATAATTTTGTATTAAATCTGGGTAATACTCTTTTGTTAGGTTAACTAATTCAGTTCTTAACCCCAAAAAGTCTCTTTCTACGTATGAAATCTTATCTGCCATGGTTATATGTTAATTAAAATGTAATCTCTTTCTGCGAATTGACCAATACTATTTGTGTAATCAATTCTTAATTTGGCCGTGTACTCTTCAGTACCTTTAGCGGCCACCCTATAAAGCCTTTCATCTAATCCTGTTGTAAACTCACCAGGACTTTCTTCTGTTTCTAAATAAGGAGTAACCTTTATACTATTAACCGTTAGTTGTGGTAAAAATTCTTTAACAGATTCATCAACATCTTGTTGTATCTTACTGAAAGTACTCTCATCCATTGGTTCAAATATATGGTCATATAGTTTAGTCCCAAAACTTGGTAAATAATAACGACTTCCTTTTCTTGTTAATAACAAATGAATCAATGCCGCCCTTACTTCTTTACTTGAAGTGTTCGTCATTTTTAAATACTTCCCATTCGTAGAATCCGAAAAAGGAAAATCAATCCCAAAATTATTTATATCCGCCATTTAGTTGCTTTATTACTATAAATATTAAATTAACTATTTTCTCCCATTATTAAAGTCAATAAATAAAAAAGAGGACCTAAGCCCTCTTTTTATCAATCTGTTTTTTTTGGTTATGAACCACATGCTTCAC